CCTCCAGATCCATAAGAATTCTTAGAAGCTAATCCATCATCAATAGATAAAGATAATGCACGATCTGTATAAATCATATTTTCTTCAATCGCACCGTTTTTATCTAATTGCTTCAAAATAACATCAAAATCAGAAAGATCTGTATCGGAAGAAAGATCTGTAAATACATTTCCTCTACCTTCTAAAGCAGCAAATAGACCTTCAGATCCAGTTACATTAGAAGGGAATCCAGCAGTTGAGGCAGTCTTTTTAACAGCCTCTACCATAGACATTTCTAAATAATCTTCAAATCTTTGTCTTGTTTCATGCTCAGACTTTAAATACCATAAGTATCCCGAAGCACCATTTTCTGAAGTAACTTCAATCCAACCGATCTGAGCAGTGTCAGAACCGTTGATATTATAGTTGTCTTTTAAGATAATAGGCTTATTAGTATAACTCATGTATGAAGCATCAATAGCTCCTGTCATACCATCAGTTCCTTTTGCAAATTCAGAACCATATACTAACACAGTAGCTTTACTATAGCCAGAAGCTCCAGTTACGCCTGTAAAGTTAGCGGCAGTATAACAGATAGCTTTAAAAGTACCTGTAGTTGAGTTTGCGTTAGCGCCAGCTGTTGTTACAACACCTTTTAATACAGGACCTGTAGCCGCGCCTGCAGCTGTTTGTCCTTGTACCATAATTGTTTGCCCTACTCTAATAGCGGGCACTTGTGCAGTACCAGCAGAAACTCCATCAGGATTAGCACCAAAAGTTACAGTAAAAGGCGTTACACCCGCTGTACCTCCTGTTTCAACAGAGCCAATAGCTACGTTATCGTATCTAATATGTAATCTACCTTGCTCTACCCATCTAATTTCATCAGAGGCAGAAGGCATCTCCGCAGACACCATACGCAAAAATGAACCAATAGATCTATTTCCATAAATCTCAGCTTCTTTTTCGTATACGTCTGGTAAAAATTGTTTTGTAAAATCGAAATCGGTAATATAATTACCTTGGAACAATTGCCCTTTGCTAGGCGAAGGGGTTAAATGTTCTATTCCAGTTGTTAAAGCCATTTTTTAAATTTTTATTGTTTAAGTTTAATTCTTAGTTTTGAACTAGAATCTCCCGAAACAACTCTAAATTTTTGACCAGCTTTTGTTTCTATGACACCTTCTTGTCGAGGACTCATATCAATATTTTTAGCTTCTTTTGCATTTTCAGTTAAAGCATCGGCACGGCCTTGCTCATAAAAATGTTGCGCTATTTTATCCGCATTTCTTGCAGCGAATAAGGCTTTGTGATAGCCTGCGACATTGCCAATTTCACCTTTATCATTCATAAATGGTTTGATAAAGTTAGAAATATCAGATTGCATTCGTTTTGTTTCATTAATATTATTTACTTTATATCGGTATTTATTGTTTCCAACCTGGAAATCAAAACCTTTAAAAGTATCGTTAAAAATGTTATCTGTTCTTTCTAAAAAAATCTGGTTAAGTTGTTTATTAGACTCTTGTCCTTGTTGATATTCATTATAGGCATTATAAGCATTTACATAATCTTCAGGAATTTCTTTTTGACGGTTTAACTTAAGATCCGTATAATACTTTTCTTTATGATTTGTAAAAAACTTACGTGCATTATGAAGTTCTTCTTTATATGCGCGTTTCTTTGCGCGAATTTCTTTAGGCTCTTCAGTTTCTTCATCATACGTGAAATTATCATCCATGTATTCCGAAATTTCTTTAGAGTCCCAAGGTTTAGATTGAGAATAATATTGTCTTAATAGCTCACCTTCGGATAAACTCGAAACATCTCTATTCATATTAACATAATCTTCAAGAGATCCCCCAGTATCGTCCATAAATTGAACTAATTTGTCAATACCTTCTGGTAATTTTTGCTCAGGAGCTTTTTCTTTTTGCTCCGGTATTTCGTTTACTTTAGCCGCGTTCGTATCGACTTTAGGCTGCCCAGTCCCCTCCTCAACTTTCTCTTCTTTGATAATTTCGATCGGCGACTCTTCCTGTTTATTTTCTCCGGTAGGTTCTTCAACTTTCTCTTCTTTGTTTTCCTTTTGAACTTCCTCGCTAGTTCCGGGTTCGTCGCGTACAGGAACCTCATCTGTGCTTTGCTTCTGAACGGCATCTAAATTAATTTTTGGTGTTTCATCTGATTCTTTACCTGCTTGTTGAGGGTCTATTTCTCCTTTCTCAACAGCTTTGTCAAGAACCGCTTGTTCTGTTTCTTTTTTCGACTTAGGCTCGTTATCAACGGCGCCTTTTACTGTCCACTTTGCCATAATTTAATAATATATAATAGTTTGTAAAAAATTATCTTGGTTCAAACCTGCTTAAATCAATACCTCCTAGTACATCATTACCAGAGGATTCAAAACCTTTTTTAGGCTCTGGGTTTGAAGGAGCTTTCTGCATATCTTTTTTTGCATCTAGTTCCATTTCTTTTAGTCTAACATTTAAATCAAACTCATATTGCATAAGTTCTTTTTTAGTTGCAGCTTCTTTTTCTAACTTAGCAAGTTCTAATTGTGATTGTAATTGTGCTAACTTACCTTTAGATTCTACTTTAATATTTTCAGCCTGCGCTTTAGCAAGCTCAGCAGCCTGCGCTGCTTGGGCGTTAGCTTGTGATTGAGTAGCAATATTTCTTTCTGCTTTCATTTGATCCATTGCTTCTTTTTTGCTTCTTCTATATTTTAATAATTGATTAGCTAACTTTATGTTTTTTATTTGTCTTATATCAATAACGTCTTCTAAAAATATTTGATCTCTTGATAGTGCTGCTTGTATATTATTTTCAACAAGTTGTTTTTCATCTTCATCAGGATCTAATTCTAGAAATATACCAAAATCATGTAAATGTAGCGTGCTCATTTCTTTCAATGCTCCTACACTAAATCTACCTATACCACCAATCATTGCATCTCTTTGCGGATGGAATTCTAAAACGTCTTTTATCCTTATAGATATTGCTTCTGCTAATGTAGTTGTTATATATAAAGAACTATGTAATATATGTCTTGTTGCAGTATTTGAATTTGCTGCTGCTAATTTTTGTACACCTACTAAAGCGTAAGGATCTGGATCTGTGCCATCCCTCGCTTCATTCAATCCAGTTACATCTCTAAGCATTTGCATATAATAGTTATATGCTTGTATAAGTAATTGGCTTTGTTGACCGCCGCCTCCGGGTAACTCTTGAATTGGCACTTTGCCGCTATTCATGTCCCCGTCAACAGTCATTGATCTCCCTATAATAGAACCTGTTTGAAAATATAAATTTAATGCTTCTTGAGGATTATAATTAGTACCATTACCTAAATCAACTTCTGCAAGACCATCAGCATCAACATAAACACCCGAAGGTGTCATTCTTTGTATTACCTGTTGTAATTTTAAATGTGTTAATTGAATTAAGTCAGCATAAGTTATCATTCTTCCTACTAAACTTTCAATTTTACCTTTATACATTCTAGGTGCACTTACAACATAATTCATCATTACCTGATTAACATTAGAATCAGGACGAACCATATTAGAAGCTTTTTGCCATTTAAGAAGTCTATTAGCTCCTAGTACCATAACACCTTCATAAACTACTTCTCTTGCTTGCGCTACTTTTTCAAACCTCGATCTTTGATCTTTAGGTGGATTAAAAGTATCATCTTTTTTAATTGCTTTTTTAGCGCCGCTTGCGGTTTCTTTTATTTTAAAAACACTATTTTCCCATGTTTTCCAATTAAAATATAATACTGTTAAAGTATTACTATCCGTTTGGTCACTAGAATCGTTATTTACGTAATCGTAATTATTATAGTTAGATGATTGTTTTATTATTTGCTCAAACTCTTCATCAGAAAAATTTGGAAATTGTTTTTTAAGTTCGTTAGATTTTACTTGTTTTACTTCGCCAAAATAATATACGTCATCAAAATTAGGATCTTCAGTATATGAGTATATTAAATTAGCAGGATCTACATATTCTAATTTTATACCGTCTGTGTTATTAAAAGTATGCTTGGCAGCAGCAATACCTAATACAGTTTGGTCGTAATCTAATCGTTTTTTTATTTCAGGATAATCATTTCTTTTAAAAACATTATCAATAGCTTGCTCGTGAGCTAATTCAATAGATGGTTTATAGCCAATCTGCATGTGAAGTTCTAGCTCTTCTGGGCTTGATGGTAGATCTTGTTGTTTTACATTTCTAACATCAACACCTAATTGTTCATCTATAGTTGAAATTAAATCTTGGGTATTCATATCCTCCATTACCATTTCAACAAAGTTAGTTCTTTCTTTAACAGAAGTTGGATCTTGCGCAAATGCCTTAACAGTAAATAATCTGTCCTGCATGCCATTAACAACAATGTCAACAAACTTCGGTATTATAGGAACAGGCTTCCAATCTAAATTCAAATACGATAAATCTCCATTAACAGAAAATTCATCTTTATATTTTTGAACAGATTGCTCGCCTCGTGCATATAATTTTAATCTATGATACTCACGTTGATTCTGTAAAAATCTACCCGTCCCGGAGTTTTTTCTAAACCACTCGTTTTGAATACCTCTGGCCACTTCCATTCCATACGTTTCGCTAGCTTTTTTTGCGTCACTTACGGATTGGCTGGGAAATTGGGTAATTTGTCCTGTAGCTTCTGCCATCTTTTATTGTATTATTTTACTTTTTAATCCTGAATTATTATATTTTGAAAATCCAAAATCTATTTTCTTTTTTTCTCTTGCGCCTCTTGGCGCATATAAATGTTTTTGACAAGCCATTATGGCTAATCCACTGCTGATTGACGCATCATATTTTGTCCTACTATTAATATTGAACTTTGACCAATCTTGTAAAGTTCTTTGAAAATACATATTACCATATTCACCATCTTCAAATCTTCCTACATAGTTTTCTATATAAGATTCTATAGCAGATGCATGCGCTTGTCTTATATCTTCCGAGCTATTTGGAATTCCGCCTAATTCTTTTTCTGTAATAGATAACTTATTAAATAATTTATCGGGCCTGTTCATTGAGTAACCTCTATACCCTCTTCTTTTTAAATAATATAATAATCTAGGTTTGTTATTTTCTGCAAGAATTGGCATACCATAAAAAACAATAGCCATTAAAACATCTTCAAAAAATATCTCTGCTGTTTGTGGCCTAGCAACATATTCTAAAAAAAAATGTGTACTAGGAACATCTTCATGCATATTAAACGCGGTTAAACCATGTAAAGCACCATTAGATCCACCACCATCGACTGTTCCACTAATATCATAACTATCACACCCAAAGCATCCAAAATCAGGATTACCAGGGAATTTAATACCGTTTTTAAACTCTATAACATTCTGCATTGCAACAGGTGGAATCCAAGACAGTTTAAATCTTCCTTGCGGGTTTGGATGCCATTCAACCGTTGTATCTTTTATACCGTTTTTCCACTGAAAAGAACCTCTTGTTATATAACCTTTTAATACTAATTCTTCGTTATAATCAATTTGTTCGTATATTTTTGTTAAGTTAAATATAGATTCTTTCGTTTCATCTCTGAAAGCGTGCTGTTCTGTTTTTGGAAATTGCCTATAAAATTCATTTAACGCGTCCGGGTTATCTTTAAGCCCATCTGCTTCATTCTCCCAATGCTCGATAACTCCATCATAGATAAACGTTCCGTCAATTGCTTCGACTTTTTCTTCTGGAGTATCGAAGACAGGAAATCCATATTTATTAATGAATCCTTCGTAGTTCCATTCCATAGGTATGAACAAAGCATATAATCCACTAGAAGTCTGCCCATTGCGATTTCTTTTTGTTTTTGTAAGATCTGAGTCGTCATAAAGCTTTTTAAAATTTTCTCCTCCTTTATCTAAAGAATTTGAAGTAGATCCCATTAAACATTTTCCAACTACTCTAGCTCCTAATCGTAAACAAGTTTTTGTAACGCGCCAGTTATTTAATATATTATCAGGTTTATCCCATTTGCCAGATTCATCGTGAACTAATAATTTTAGTTTTTCTCCATCATACGAGTTATCTCCTGTATTTTTCCAGTCTATAGTAGTATCTAATCCTTCTTCTGATTCCTCAGTTTTTACTTTAAAGCTATTTCTAGTAAGTTTAGAAGCAGGTACTCTATAGGATAATTCTGTTTTAGGTTTATCCATTCCATCCTGTATCGGCTTAAAAAAGAATGGATAGTTTGACGATATTGGAACTACTTTATCGGTAAACATTTTTTTAGCATCTCCACCTGATTTTGATAATATGCCGAATCTTGAATCTCTTGATGCTGTAGCCAAGTTAACAGTTTCTGATGATGCCATGAAGCTAAACCCAGACCGTCTGTTTTTGAGATAACACATTCCATAACATCTTTCGTCTGCTTTGCAAGCCTCCCAGAAATAAAAAAATAATCTATTTGATTGTCTAAAGTCTGGAGCTCCAATATCAATTTTGGTCCAGTTAAGGTACATATAATGCGATCCTGTAATATAACACGGTTGACCGTTGCACATGAACCAGTAACCATCATTGCGCCTATTAAACTCAGTATCAATATAATCGTAATATTCTTCTTTAATATCATCTGGTAAGCTTTTAAACTCGTGAATAGATCTTATTTTTTTTAATGAAGAAGGTTTTTGTCTTCTTCTAAAAACTTGTTTTTCTTTTTTAATATCATTACCATCTATGTTTTTTTCTGGTAATGGTACAGCTATTCTAAGACCTTGAATCTCATATATATCACCAATAGTTCCATTTTTACTAATTACTACACAATCTAAATCTTTATTGTATCCGTAATTATATTTCTTATATCGGTTATTTTTTTTAACCTCCTTAGTGTTAATATGGTCTGTAATTAAATTATATAGCGTTTGTTTGTACATTATTTAACTCGATTTTCGACTCCTAAAAACTTTATAGATTCTTTTTCTGTATCTTTTTTTGTTTCGTCTACCTGTTCTATTTTATCTATTATTTTAAAAGAATCTTCTATTGCGGCCCATTTTGCTTGCGCTGCAATTTTTGCTTTTTCTGGATCTAAATCTGCTAAATCAATTTTTTGTCTTATAACTTTATCTAATTCAATTAAAGCTTTTTCA